TTAAGCCATATTCTCACTTTGGTCGTCGCCCGCAATGATAAAACCGGCATCACGAATCGCCGCCTTCACCTGCCTGGCGTCCATCACCGCCGTTTTCACATAGCCAAAGAAGGCTACCCGTGCGCCGGGCAAACGGATTGGCGTCGCCAGGTGGGCACTGAGCTCACGATTGCGCTGTGCCATCAGCTCGGCGCGCGCCTGCCAAAACGCGGCCGGCTCTAAGGGGGTTTCAGTCGCGGTTTCGAACAGCGACGCCAATTCGCTCAGCGCCTCCCACTCCGCCAACAGGGCGGCAACCACTTCAGGATTAGCCACCTGCCCCCAGTCAGAGGGTAAAGCGCCCTCACGCCACGCCTCGAGATAACCGGGCAGCGCCCTCTTCAACTGGCTCAACCGATCGTTCAACACAGGTTTCCTTTTATAACGCCTAATGCCTTGATATTCCCCATAATGCCACTCTCATTTAACCGGTGATGGGAGCAATGACCGGAGCTTATCAGCGCCATAAATGACGTAATGACTTTTGGTGCGGCTAAATTAGCGATATGTGCGGGTGGGGAGTGGGGACGGAGATCAGATTGGAGCCTTGGCACTTGAAAAGAAGAACGGAGATTATTGCTGGTGTCTTAAGTGAAATTTCTTTATAAATCAATCACACAAAAAAAGACCGAATACGATTCCTTTATGCGTAAAATAATGACAATAGCCATAAAAAACAAATAGTTAAAACATAAAATCCTTTCGCAGTCCCTTGCTATACCTTACATTTCCTTTCTTTAATTTCAGTCGCTTACCAAAGTTCTCGAATCGATTCGGGAGAAATTCGGCCGTGATCCCTGTCTTAATGACCGGTCATCAAATAACAGGCAGATCATCCCACTCACAACTCCGCATATCGTTCACGCAGTACATCACCACGCCGAACACCTCGATCCCTTCTTCCGAATCTTCATTACCGAGTTCAGTTTCCCGGCCCGAGCCATCGAGAAACTCAAGCGCGCGATACGGGTAAAGACGAAGCCGGCGCAACACATGTGCGCCTTCCTCGGCGGCTACGATAATGCTGCCGTGCACCGGCGTCGCCGACGAATCGACAACGAGCAACGCGTCAGCGTGGATACCGACCGCCAGCGCCTGGCCGGCGGCACGGAGCAGATAAGTAGCGCTCGGTTTTGAAATGCAGATCTCGTCAAGGCTCAAACGGCGCTCAACGTAGTCTGCTGCCGGGCTGGCAAATTTTGGCATCATTCCCATGGTGTTTTACCTCACAACAAATACTGTATGCACATACAGTATATGCATAAGAAAAAACCGATGTGAAGATAGATTCAGCTCGAAAATGACAGATGTCTGATCGATAAAGAAAGATAGTTTTCACCGTTAGCCGGAATCCCTTCCGGCATAGCATTACATCCCCAAGCGTGACGCGAGGATCGCGTCAGATTCGTCAGCGGTGTGAAGGCATAGAATGTCCATGAATGCCCCATAGCACGCACTGACGATGTTATTCGCTAACTGCGTACCACCGATCAACATCGGCGTAGTGTAGCTGCTCAAATCAGCCAGTTTTCCCGTCGCCGCCGGCGCGGAGGTCGCAAGCAACTTCCCTTTCTCGTACCCCTCAATAACCCCTTGATCCACTTTGAACAGGCCAGATGATGGCACGTAATCAGCATAGATATTGGTTGCGGCATTGAGAGCACCACCGCTACCCGCCGGCCATGCGCTATCGCGTGACCCGTATCGCCACGCCTCAGTAACTGCGCTGTTGTTCGTTATCATCGTCCGAATATACGCCATCGGCAGGCCGGTTAGGTTGTAACCTGCGGTAATGCCGTTATTGTCGGCACGATTGAGGTCGCTCATGCGGCCAGCAATCAAATAAGTCGAACCTTTATGAATGACAAGATTCGTGCGGCTTTTGAGATACCAGCCCCCACCCGATGTGACCTGAATGATAACCGCGCGCGCAGTGGCATCGTAGGTCATGGGTAGCGGTGGAGTTCCTTGGGAACCCGCGATCAAATCCCCAGCAGGGCCAAGCAGGTTATAAACGGTTTGGACATTTCCAGCGCCGTCAACTTTCAATCCAAATGCAGGCGCAGCACAGAACGTGGTTTTCTCATACATGCCGTTATTCAGCAGAAATGAAAACCGGGCCAGGCAACCAGCTTCATCTGGGATAGTTCCGCCATCTGCAACCACACGCGCCTTATATGCAGCAAAAAGAGCCTGCGGGTCGAGAATAGACGCTGATAGATCTAACGCTGAGCGAAAGCCGTAATAGGCTTTCCCAGTTTGGTTTACTGCTACCATTTAAAATTCTCCGGTCATTGGCAGGCGATCAAGGCACAGCCAGTTGTATAGTGGGAATTGGGCATTATTTCGCGTGATCCATCGGGATTTAACCGGCGACGAATCACGGAAGCATGTAAGCGGATAAACGTGTCCGCTTGAACTTAGCGCGGTGTTAGTAAAGCCGATCAGCATGTAGTCGTCTGATGCGGGGGCTTTATCAAACTCAACACGAATAATGTTACCGTCAACGATCGTGACGCTTTGAACCGATGCCGAGTTTTTTTCCAGGCTAATGCCTTGATTCAAACAGTCTGCGATGAACGTCGTATCAATGACGATCGGCGCGTAAGGCACATCACAAAGCAGATCGGCAATGCTTCCAGAGACGGTAAGGCTTTTTACTTTCAACCCCGTCCATGTGCCTTTTTTCTCTGCGTTGTACAGATGCCAGTGAATGGCCTGGGCGGTATATTCCCCTTGAAGCACTTTCCCCTTCGCGTTCAGGTGACTCAGCGAATTGTCGTTATAGAGCCAGTTCAACGGGTATTTAGGCCCGTACATAATCGCCGTGGTAGGGTGCTGACGCACATAAGCAAGCTGATCAACAGCGGGTACTGAATACGGCTGAACGACAATACTTTCGCCTGTTGGATTACCTTCTTCGTCAACTGCTCCGGTTTTTGTATTGCTGCGACTACCAACCTGGCCGATAACAATCAGGAAATCGTCTGTCTGGCCGGTAATGGATTTAAAGTCGCTTTGAATTCCGGGGAAATAAACATTTTCTCTTGCAAGATAGTCCCCTGGATTTGGATTGTCTCCATTATCAGAATCCGTTTCTCCATGCTCGAAAGTTAGAAATTTGAAAACATAATTTTTACCGACACCGTCGGCAGCACTTTTAGCCATTCTGACAAACTTCAGGCCGTTCTCATATGGCACTGTCCCCCTACTGATTTGTATAAACGAGCGGCCACCTGCGGCAAATGCTGAATGGATAAACACAATATTCCCCACATCCATCTGCATCAAAACGGTATACATTGGAAGTATGTTCCCTTGACGATATGATGGATAACTCATATCGTTCATAGTTGAAACATCGTTTTCATTCGCGGCCGTTATATTTTTACCCTCCGGACGTCCGTTGACCCCGGCCAGTAATCTCCCTCGGTATGCCGGATCTTTATTCACGATATTTGAACCCGCAAAATCAGACTCCAGATTTAATGATTGACCGGACGATCCGCCCCCGTGAATGACCTCTGCGTCAACGGGCATTTCACGTATTGATGGGACATACATCACCCCAGCCCCCGCGGTTGCCTCGCCACCTGGCATGTAACTGAATACGAATCCTGATGCTGACAGCTTTTGCGCAGTTAATACCGGACGCTCAGACCAAACCACATCTCCGCGCCACGCCGCTGCAGGAACGCCGCCGACAGTCTTGATTGATGCAAGAGACTCACCGAGGTTGTCTTGTAGCGGGCCATCAATGCCAGGGATATGGACTCCACCGTCATCGTCAATTGCAAACAGCGCTGACGTGAGGTCTTTCGCAAAAATCACATACTGGAAGCCGACAATCCGACGAGAGAAATTTGTCGAGCATATGGATTCTAATCTGTCTTGCAGAACATCATCCATCCCGACCATTCGGACATCGCCGTTATCGTTAATTGTTAGCAAGCCATCCACCCCGTTTTTGGCAACAAGGACGAACTGCATATTTTGATAACGATTTGCAATGTTTTTAGGAATTAACTGCTCAACATAATCTTGGATGGATGACTTTAAACCAGCAAGCCACAGCCCAAAATCATTATCTAATGCCATCGCAGTTTGAGAAGGGCCGAGCGCGCTTTCTACTGTCCATTGCCACTGCTCTGATTGATATTGTCTCAGGGCGGCAGTTCTCTTATTCGTCTCCATAAGACTCGCCAGCAGAGAAATAACCGAGGCGGCGATCTCATCAACGTATTTCCCATTGCTCAGATAGCGGCCAGTTGGCGTCGCTACACCGTTGACGTTCTCATATTCATCAACCCACTGAGTTGAAATTGTTGAGCGAACAGAAAAATAACGCCGAGTTTCTGTGCCTGCGTCAATTGCAGCTTGAGCCGCAGCTGCATCAGGGTAAGCATCAGCACCAGATTGCGCGATTTCTGCCGCAGCTTCGGCGCGATCAGCTGCACCCGAAGCAATGACTGCATTTTCAGCTACGCCTTCGGCGGCTTCCGCCGCACCAAGTTCAGCCTGAGTGGCTTTTGCGGCGGAATTAGCCGCTGAAATTGCACTACCTTGGGCTGCCTGGGCATATGCATCACCTGCTGATGCGCCGGCAGTGCGGCGCTGACCAAGGGTAACAGAAACCCCTACCACGTCAGTGACTGGCAAACCATTATTTGACATGATTTATTTCTCTCTATTAAGCGGTGCGATACCAGCCCATTAATTTGACGTAAGCATTGGTGATATTAATTGAATTCCCAGAGCCAAGGGTTTCTGTTGAACCACTAACATTATGTGAATGCGTACCAATATTTACCGTGTGTGCGTGTTCACCGTCGTCACTTGTATAAGTAAGCGGCCTATGTGAATCATTATCAGACCCAACTATATAGTCTTGGTATGAAGCACCTGGGCCTGCCATGCCAGACCTATGATTATGTCTGCCCTGGGTATCTGTTTGTCGAGAGCCGAGATCTACTTCATTAGCAGTGCCGCTGACAGATAACGCTATATTTGGCAGGTTTTCCTTACTGATGATTATTTGATCCGCCCCTCCGGACTCAAGCAAATCACTCCCATCAGGCTTCGATAACCTGATGGTTTTATTCTCACCAAGGTATACCCACGTAGTACCTGGAAAAAGTTCGTTAGGGTTTTTATTTTGAGCAAACCAAGCAACCATGCCGACAGGATGACTAAAATTAATTATTGGTTTTGATAATGCTTTAATCAGTGATTGTAAAACCTTGCTCGTATCACCATCATCCAACACATCATCACCGGAGTTAATGGAAATGAAATCACCTAATACGGATGACATCACGGAAGATTGCCGCCATACCTTGTTAAGTTCTTCACTTTTTGCGACACCTGCGGTAAATCCCGCCCCTACAGCGGGTAGTGATTCATATTCATTCTGTGATAACACGTTCGCATATTCACCGATGGCAAACGGTTTAAATTCATTCTTCGCCATTTATCCCTCCACAACTTCATAATTTACGGCGATCCCCATCGGTTTAATCGAGAGATACCCCTGCCGAATAATTTCTTTCGTGATTGCCGGTATTACGGCCCCTCGAGCTGTGATCGTCATGCTCATGTCGAGATTGTCCGAAAAAGTGATCGTGATACCGCCTTTCGGATAAATAGCCGCCAGAACGGCGGGCAGCGTTTCTACAGTACCGTCCCAGTTGTTGGCGCCGATTTTTGCACGCAGTACAGTTCGATAGGTGTCGTCATCCATATCGATATACTCGTCGCCGTAGTCGTAGCGTCCCTTCCATGTCCCCAGGTCGAAACCCAGAACGGGATCATCGAACGAAAAATAATGGTTCACTGCAGGCGCGCGTATGCGGCGCCCGCGCCCCACCCACAGGCCAATAACATCGAGCTGAGCACCGATAGCGTTGTCGAGGTCAAAGGCCGGCACGATACCTCGAATGCTGTCCTGTTGGCGCGCAAACGCCTCAGTAACCGCATTGACGGTGGCGAAGTAGTTGGGGAATTGGCAGTGATAAGCGGGTATTAATGCGGTGTATTTGTTGGTCATCATGCCACCGTGATAATTGCGATATTCTCCGGCGAACAGGTCGCAGACTCGTTAAACAGAATCGGAATGTTGGCCTCGCTCATCGTGACCGCATCTTTGCCAATGCTCACCGTCATCAGGTCATAGGTTTTCCCGCTGGCGGCATTTCCCAGCGTGGCGGGAACATAAAGCCGGGAAAAATAAACGGTGTCACCGATATAGAGCGTGTTGATGTAGTCGGACACGGCTTTTTTTATGTCTTCGCCAATGTCGCTGGTGTAGCCAGGAAGCACCTTAATTTTGATAGCGGCGTAAATCGGAACTTTGGTCGGCCGGAAAAAATGGATCGGCTTGTCTGTGCCATAGGCATCTTTGACGATCACCGTCGTAGTGCCGAACGTCGGCGCGCCAGGTGATTTTTTTATCGCGATGATCCGGGCGATCTCTTCTGCATCGCCGCCGTCTACCACCATCGAAACCGCATGCGCCGGCACGCCGTTGATGTCGGTTTCCGAAGTGTCGTTGTCGTAGCCCTTATAGCGCGTCACGCCGGTGATATTGGCAATGGCACCTATCAGCCCCTCCATGACAGTTCGTGACGGTAGCGCGACGCTGAGCGCCTGCCGCTGGCGCAGCTCGGCGTCAGTTTCCACCGGTTTGCCGGCGGTGGCCGCTTCAGGGTTCGTGACGGATTGCCAGCCGCGCGTCGGTGTAGCGATTTGCGAAACATCGCCAGGCAGCGCGGTGATGGCACCTGCCTTCTGCGCCGTCGCCGTTACCACCGCCTGGCCGTGAATATCGAGTTCCACCTCTGCCGGCAAATCCCAGAGGTTCCCAGCGCTGTCGCGTACTGAGGCATTTCTGATAACTATGCCAACCTGGCCGATCAGCTTCACGTCAACAGTGGAATTTGACGGCGCCTTGCGGCTGATGCCGTTGATTTTGACGTTACTCGCCAACCCCGCGCCGGTGCCGGTCGCCGGGCTAAACGCATTCCAGGTGGCGATCGCCGCATTGTTTCCACCGTGCATCGCGTAGGCGATCAGCGACAACAGCACGCCGTCTTTGCTGTCTGGCTCGATGTAGATGTCATCGCCATAGATGCCGCGAAAAATCGTCTGCCACCCGGTGAGGATGGTCTGGAATTCAGGCGCCCTCATCCCTGCCGCCGTTATTTTTGGCAGCATCGAATCGATAATGTCTTCATACATAGGTGGTTACCGAGGTTTGGCCGAAGGCGGTGTTTAACGTGGCCGTGATCAGGAGGTCGCGCGTATCAACATCGCGCTGGCTCTGGTACTCGACGATCTCGGTCACGTTCGGCGTGCCGAGGATGCGCTCGCGGATCACGATGTCATAGAGGCCCGACGTGTATTTGCCGAGTATCTGCGTCCAGTCGGTGCCGGCGGTGGTATCGAGGAACCATTCGCCCTTTCGCAGCTGCAGGCGGCTGATCACTGCCATGCCCACAGCCTCGGGCGTGTTAATGAAGAAATCACCCTCGCCGCGCCCGAAGCTGTAATCGCCATTCTTGTCTTCTTTCCGGTATCTCACTGCGGGCCTCCCGTCTGGCCGCCGCCAGTTTCTACACCACCGTGCTTGTGCGTCTGCAGGCTGATGCCCCCGGCATTGACGTCGTTCGTCACGTTGACCGGCCCCAGCATTGTCGCCGTGCCGCCACCGTCACCCATGCCCTGCGACAGGTTGCCGTTGATGGTCACGTTTCCGTTGAGCACAATTTCGGGGGAGTTGATCTCCGTGCCGCCCTGCGCGCTGGCGGTCAGCTTACCCGGCGTGGTAACGGTCACCGCGTGGCTGCCGGGGGCGAGTTCGATAAATGCGGCGCCGTCGTCGGTGCGCAGCTGCGCGGCGCTGGTGCTGATGTTCGCTATTTTTCTGGCACAAGACTGTAGGCCGACGATAGCAAAGGCGTCGGACAGATCGTGCATGCGGCCGTCTACCGGTTCCTGAACCCCGCCGTTCTGCCACCAGAAATCGATACAGCGGTCGGCAAACACAAGCAGGCACTCATCACCCGCCTTAACCGGAAACGTCAGCGTGACGCCGCCGCCACGCGGGAAAATGACTGGGATATCCATCAGCAGCGGTAGACTGGAGGAATTACCGCCGCCGGTACTGTCCGGCTCGTAACCCTTCACTGATGGCAACACGACGCATGTAGGCGCTCTTGTCTCATCTCCCGGGTCAAAGGATTGGATGATACCGGGGATCGATACGCGCATTCTCGCGTTGATGGCGTCGATCAGCGCCTGATCGGCCTGCTGCTTATCGCCGATTTGAGATGTAAGGGATACGGGCATGAATTTTTCCCATAAAAAAACCCGCCGAAGCGGGTTGTTTTAAGATGGTTTATTACGCGAGAAGCTTTTGTATAGCTTTAGCGCTAGCGATTGCAGTGGCTTTTTCTGATTCATTAACCGTGAGGTGAAGCCTGTAATCTGCCTTTGTTCTCAATTTTTTGGTCAAACTTAGCAGGCCCGCTATTTCGGATTGGTTTTCTTTACTCAATCCACCACACAATGTGTCGCAAAGACCTTTCTCGAAGGCATTAATCAAACGAGCATGCACTCCACCACTAACCGCAGGAAGAGATATTTTTGCACTCTCAGCCTTCTGATTGGCATGAAGATAACCAGAGTAGTAAGCACGGCTTACCGAGTTTCTCATTGCCATTTCTTCTGTTGCAGATTTAGGCTCGGCGGCGAAAAGAAGGAAGTCGTTCGGTGTCACTGACATTATTCGCTATCCTTTCTAATATAACCTAAAAAAACAGCTCCGACACTCCAGTCATTTAAACCGCTATTAACTCTTTCCGTCACCAGCTCAACATTCATAGCTGCACATGACTCAGCACTCGCGTTATTAACATACAATTCAAAAAGAAGCTCAGGCTCACCATCATCATCGGTTAAATCCACAAGCCTATTGGTTGTTTCTAGTTTCTGCTCCAATGATAATTTTTCATACATAAGAACAGAGATATTTTTTATAATCTCGCTCTTCTTATATTGATCAGAAATTGATGCAAACTCAAAACTTCTTTGCATACTCACCTTCTGCTCTTCTTCAATTAAATCATCGTAAGTTTTCGTCTTAATGAGAAATTTGTGCATATCAAGAAAATACTGATAGTCAGCCACGGCGGATGCATAAAAATATGCATCATGTGCTATTAACGGACTATGAGTTGCTTCAACTGCTCGCTTAGCAACCTTTAATGCGCCGACTGCGCCACAACGCCAAAACATACCAAGAGTATAATGTCGCCATGTAACTATATCACTTGGCATAAAGCTAAGTGACTTCTCCGCATAGTCAATCCCTTTCTCGACGTCACCCAATGTGAAATGATAAAAAGAGTTGGCTGTCAACCATAGCCCTTTATCTTTAACTTCACTGATTTGCTTTTTTATTCTCTCTTTAACAAATACAGTGATCTCATCCTCAAAGCATAGATAAGGTCTGAGGGTATTAACAACACGATTGACGGTCTGAATGTCTTTTGATCTTTGCGTTTTGGGTTGCATAGTAAACTTCAATACACATACTCACATGCCAAAGATAGTAACACCCCATTCCCTATGCATCCATCACTTCACCTTGACGCAGTCATACGTCGCATACTGGCGCGGCGCGTCCATGCTGGCCTGGAGTAATTGGGCATTTAAAAATGCTTTACCATCACGCTTGATGAACTCCAGTCCAAGCCATTTTCCAGGCTGGTTGGTAGCCACTCGCCACTCCATTTTAACATTTTCGACACCTTTACCTGGGCCTATTCGCCTAATTTTTTGCGACTCTGGTTTTGCGCCATTGATGCGAGACCAGCCATCATCCGGAGAGAGATCTATCGTGAACGGACCGCAAACGGTTTTATAGTCTACACCGAGTTTTTCTGCGCGGGTGGATGCATTGCCCCTGTCAAAATCAACTTTGGCTACCCTGTTCATCTCTTGGTATATGGCATCTTTCTTCAAAGAAAATTCGTTTAGTTTTTCAACAAAATGCGCTTGAGAAACTTCACTCAACCCCATCGCCTTTCTATCTATAACGTAATCGCCATAAATCCTGGAAACAACAGATGACGATGAAACTTGCTTTGAAAGGTCATGAGCAAAATTTAAATAATTCAGTTTTGAAGTATCCCTCACATCTATTGCTCTGACGCCATCATGTCCATATTCGTGATAGGCCGCATAAAACACCGGAATGATTCCCGGGTTTTTATTGATGGATTTTATCAACCCATTTGGAGAGCATTCCTCTCCACTCCAATTTATCAATGAGTTGCCTCCATTCTTCCATGTGTTGCAATCATCAGAGGCTAAAATTTTTAGCTGAGCCCATCCTGGGCGTTTTTTATACATGGCATCTGTGTCGGAACTGGCGCCAAGGGAGGTACAGCCAGAGAGAACAACGTAACATGACAGTGAAACAATGGCTCGGGAGCACCATTTATTTTTTCTCACTTAACTCCCTCCAGAGCGAGATAGGGTTGATTGACTTATCAAATCTGCCGAGCCACGCGCGAAGCACATCAGATCCATGTACCACGCCTGGCCCCGTGTGTCGCCAGTATAGTCGATCGCTTTCACGATATACACGCCGTCCGTCGCAATGCTGGCGGGCTGCTGCAGGGAACCGGCGACAACTCGATTTCCATTCTGGTCGGTTTCGCTGATGCGGCCGCCAGATTGGGCGATCTCACTGTCGGATAGTGCTGTTCGATAAACTGATGCCTGGTCGAGTTGGATCAGGCCATTAATGCGAATATTCGGGTTGATGAGGCAGCGCACATTAACGCCGGCGCCCATCGTCTGCTGAGGCATGCCGATCAGCCCTGTTTCGCTGTTCAGCACGATAGCCTCGTGGATGTATTTGTTCTCGTTGACCATCTGCAGCTTGCCGTCGATCAGTTGCCAGGTGGCCTTACACATGCCGGCAACGGAGTCCATGACATCGCGCGCGGATTGGAACAGCGCCAGCCCTCGAGGAAAAACCGTATCGGGAAAAGTTCCGGTGATCCCCTGGGTGATGCCGTAGGCGTTGAAGCTTTTCAGGGCGGCATTGTACACGTCAGCCACGGTATAGCCGGCGGCGAGCGTCGTGTTCACCGTCGCATAGAGAAACGCCTCATGATCACCCACGGCCTGAATCAGCACCCAGGAATCGGTCGGGTTGTCTTTGCCGGTGATCGTGAAGCGCAGATCTCCCTCAAAAATCAGGCCAAAGTTCTGGCCGTCCCGCTGGCCTGATTTTGCCGGGTCCACCGGCCGCGCTACGCCGACCTGAGCGGCTTCTGCATCTGGGGCTATCCCATCATAGCCGGCAATCATGCGGATTTTAGAAAACTCGCTGCCCAGAATCCGGTTTTGGGTATCCGGCGAAAGGTTGTAAATTTTGACGTTGGCGACGCGCGGCCACCGCGTATCGGCCCACTCAATGCGGAAAGTGACTTTAAAATCTGACAGGCTGATGCTGCTGCCCTGCTGGTCCAGCAGCTGCAGCTCAAAATGCCGCATCCAGTTCTGACTCATGCCCTACCCCTGCACAAAATAAAGATGGCTGCCGATCCCGAGGTTGGTTTTCGTCGGTAGCTCTGGTTCGTTGTTGTCGACCATGACGATCAGCGCACCGGTAAACCCCAGGTGCGCATGCTGCGCCAGCAGGTTGGCGCCAGGCACCAGCGGCACACTATTCACCAGCGCGCCGCCGGCGCTGTCCATGAGGTCGAGCAACCAGCCGGCCTCATCGCGCCAGGTCAGCCGCATATTCATCTGCTGGCCGCCCAGAGCGATCCCGAATTGCTGATTGTCCGGCGTCAGCGGAATTTCCTGAATGTTCACCCGAAACCTCCCAGCACTCCCAGCGCGCCGCGCTGCGCCTGGGAGAGCAAACTTTCGTTGACCGGCTTGGCCGATTTAGTGCCAGAGTTCTGCACCGCCGACGTGCTGACGCCGTCGGCCATGTTGGCTTTGTCCGCAACCGAAACGCTCTGCGTGCGGGAAATGATGACGTTGCGCAGCGTCAGGACACACATCAGCACGTTTTCGCTGGTGCGATCGGTCGTGACATCCAGTGAGCGGATCAGCATGTTCTGGTACTGCCGCTTGCCGGTGGTGACGTCGAACGGCAAGCGGCTTTCCTGCAGCGCGAGCAACTGCTTATAAACTTCTCGCGGGCCGCTGCTGAGCGTCCGGCCGCTGTTGATGTCGATAAACTGGGTTGTGTCGACGCCATCCAGCAGCGAGCCGCCGCCGGCGAAACCCAGCTCCATCGTCACCTCCGGCGGCCGCTTGTAGGCGTGGTCGCTGACCGGTGCGCCGTCTTCGATCGGATGCTCGGTGATCTCCAGCGTGTCGCTGTGTTTTTCCGAGATTGCCACGCTCGGGATGATGCCGCCGATCTTCCGGGTCTGCTGCGAAAACAGGACGGAGAGAATATCCATTATTGCGGTCTCGCATAGAGTTGCTGGGTCAGGCGGGAGTTCACGCCAGTTTGACGATCGGCGACTTCCATCCCTGCGCGAGCAGGATCGTTAACGCCGTGGATATTGATCACCGTCTGCTGATTCAGACTATTCCCGCCGGCGCCTGGCATGTTGCTGAGCACTCTCGGTATGTAGTTGCGCGTCTCCGCCGGCATCAGCCCCATGCCGTGCTTCTGAACGTTGCCGATCCCCCAGTTATAGGACGCCAGCGTTTTTTCCAGATCGCCGCCATTCATGCGCAGCAGCATACCCAGGTAGCGAGCAGCGGCCGCCGCTGATTTGGAGGGATCGAAGACGTCATCACCGCGCAGCCCCATGTCCCGGGCGGTGCCAGGCATGAACTGGAACAAGCCTTTCGCACCGGCACCGGAAACAGCAAACTGATTGCCGCCAGATTCGGTTAGCGCAACGCTGCGCAGCAGGCCCGCCGGCAGGTTGTACATTGCCTCGAGCTGCGTCAGTTTGGGCTGCAGCCAGCCCAACAGCGCCGCCCCTGCTTTTGTCGCCTGCGGCCGGCGCACCGACTGGCCGTATTGCGTAGATTCACCACGGCGCCACGGCAGCAGTTTGCGCCCCCATTCGTCGACCGTGTCACTGCCCGGGAGCTGGTTCAGGAAATTGGCGACGGGGTTGTTGGTCAGCCAGGAGTATTTCCCCTCGAGCGGTTTAACGACAGCCTCTTCGACCGCAAGCAAGCCGCCGATCACGCCGACTTTGCCCAATCCGCCCATCGCTTTTGACAGGCCACCGACGCTTTTAGTCACGGAGCCGATCGCACTGACCATTTTCGCCGCCCAGGTAACAGCCACAAAACCGGCCAAAATTTCCAGCGCAGTTTTCCAGCCGCCGACGGCGTCTTTCAGTTCGAGCAGCTTGTCACGCAGCCAGATCATCGCGTTCTTGGTCTGGGTGATAGCCGGTTCCCACTTCGCCCAATCGATGAGACTTTTGCCGCCTTCTTTCCAGGTGCGGTAATCGTCCCACAGCAGGCCGATCCCCACGATAAGTGCAGTGATCATCCCTATCGGCGACATCAGGAAAGCGCTATTCAGCAGCCGCCAGGCAACCAGCAACGCGCCGAAAATCCCGATCAGTTTGCGCGATTCGGTATCGAGGCTTTTCCACCAGTTGATCACCTGATCGATAGCCTGATAGCCACGGTAAAGCATCCGCCCGAAAACCTCGGCTAACCATAGAACACCCCGAACAGTTTTGGTGATGAATCCCTCTATCTTCGGGAAATTATCCATGATGTGCCGGCGCAGCGTATCCAGTGAGCCACTCAGGCCGCCGGCCAGATCTGAGCCGATTTTGTCTTTTGCCATGCCAAGCAGCGCGGTCAGGCTGCGCATGGAGGTCATGAATTTATTGGACTGCTGCGCCGCGCGGTCGGCGTTCAGGCCGGTGGCTTTCAGCATGCTCTGGTAATCGGCAGTAAAACCGTTAATGCCGCGACGCATGGCGAGGAGCGTGTTTTCGTCGATCCCCAGCATCTGCGCATACTGATTCGCTCGGTAATACGGCATACTGCGCAGCTTATCGCCGACACCGGTAAAAATGGCGGCGGCATCGCGCATCTGACCGTTCGCACCGCGCGTCTGCACGCCCAGGCGGTTCAGGAAACCTTCGGCGCCCGGGTTATTACGGATGAATCTCGCGAGACTCTCCAGCGAGCCCTGCGCAGCGGCCGCGTCTGCGCCCATCTGCGAGGCGGCATATCCCAACGCGCGAATGCCCGCCACTGAGGCGCCGGTGCGCTGCGATGCAAAATAGACTTTATCCAGGCCATTGGCGATCTGCGTGGTAAAACCGACGATTGTCAGCGCGGCCCCTTCTACTGCCGCCCCCATTTTGAGCACGTTCGCCGTGACGCCGGCGACAACAGCAGAGAATTTTCGCTCGCCGGTGGAGTCGATTTCGAAGCCCAGAGAAATCAAAAAATCCTTGATGGTTTCAGCGTTCATTGATCCTCTCTCCACCTGGCGATCCGGGCTTCGTTATCCGCTTTCATGTCCAGGTAATCATTCATCAGCGCGACGTCGAACAAATCGAGGCGCCCATCCTTGAGCGCCTCAAAGCTGCACATGCCGGCATCCACCGGGCGTAACAGGTAATCCTCGCCGCCCGGCAGGACGTCCAGCGTCAGGCCGGCGGCTGGTCTTTCGTCTCGCTGTCGGGGAGTGCGGGCAAAAAATTTCCCAACGAGTCCCCGACCACGCGCGCGACGATTTGCAGCATGTCCATCATGTCGATGTCATCGAACATCAGTTGACCGCTGGTAAAGATCGACGTGTAGACGGTGCCATTCTGGCGTGACACCACCGCCAGGCAGGGATGAATAATCGCGTTGCTGTCATCGTCGCTGACGTCCGCCAGCGTTTGTGCGATCACCGGTAGCGCCACTTTGAGCGCATCCTCAATCGAAATCTGCCCGGTTTTCAGCTGGCGCAACACCTTAATTTCCCCCAGCAGGCCGGACAGCAGCGGCAGCAGCTTCCGGGAAACTTTCAACTGCTCGAAAACATTCAGTTTGGCCGCGCGGTATTTTTGGCCCTTAATTTCAAATTCCATGCATTACCCCTTAAAACGTGCCGAGCAGTTGGTCGATCTTGATGCAGTCGAACACCCAGGCGACGGTGTTACCGTCTTTGGCGTTCTGCCAATCCGGCAATTTCTTGAACGCGACGCCGCGCGCCGTGGTCACGTCGTTACTGGATTTGTTGCGGATCACGATGACGTTATTGCCCCAGGTCGCAGATGACTGCGACTGCGCGTTATACATCACCGACAGCTTGGCGTTCGTCGGACTGGTTTTGAGTAGGTTGACGGTGATCGTGCCCGATTTATCGGCGTGCAGGCTGTGCATCCCCTCGCCATCGGCGCCGGTCACCATCGTGTTTTTGTCGCCGCCCATTGCAACGACAATCCCCTCGTCGGAAGTCGCTGCACCGTTGCCGAGGTCAATCGAACCGCCCACGCCGGTGATATTGGCGGACACATCCAAAAAGCTATAAGTTGACATTCACCAGCTCCTTAGCGGTTAACGTTGATGATGACGTCGCCGAAGTGCACGGCGCCGGCCAGTTTGATCGCCACCTGCATCACCGGGGCTTTGCGGGCTTCGCGCTCCGCTTGCGCCTGCTGTGCAATCGGGGGGGAATAGACGTAATACCCCTTTGTCAGCGTGTCGCCGGTATTCAGCGCGCCGAAACCGTCGCCACCCCACACGCCAGGCGCAATCAGGCCGTTTTCAGCGCCCTGCGCCAGTGATGCTTCGACGTTGGTCAGCAGATCGGTAATGCCCTCATCGGTCTGAGGAACCTTTGTCGAGCTGGTATAGAGGCGGTTGTAGTAGTTGGTCTGAACGTAGTTCTGTAGCCAGTCCAGGCCGTGGCGCTCGTCAAAGAAATCAGCGTTACACATCACGCCTTCTTGCAGGATTGCCGTGTCGTTGTCGTAATTGACGAACACGTTGCAGTTTTTCTGCTGCAGGGTCAGCGCCTGGGTTTGTGTCAGCGTTTCCGCGACGATCCCCGGCTCTTGCTTAAATTTGATGGTGATCGTGGTGCGCCAGCCGGCGAAATTGACCGTAAAGGCACGGCCCAGAATCGACACCGCGGCGTAAGGGCTCTGGCTGGAATACTGGACACAGGTTGTACCGAACGACGCGGCTTTCAGCCGGCTGGCAATGTCGGTGTTGTTGTCCGCTTCGAGCACGGCGGTATTTTGCGTGGTGTGGGCGTAAATGCGGGAAACATCATCGGATTGGATCAGGCCGGCAACTGCAAGCACGTCATCATCAGAAATCGTCTCGGCGATATACAGGCCATACCATTTCGACGACAGGTCGATAAATTTCGCGACGCATTCAGTGATGGTTTCCGCCGGCTGGCGCGCGATAATTTTCGCGCCGGTACCTTCAAGAATGCCCATCAGCGCGGAAATATCAGTCCCCGTAGCGTTTGGCGTAGCAAAGCCGACTGCGGACGCCTCGCCGGTGGTTTTCGAGCTCACGACAAACCGCGCATTGTTCGCATCCCAGACGACACTCGCCGCAGTCAGCTTTTCAGCCACACGCGCGGCGACGCCGTTCAGGTTGGTCTCTGCCGACAGGTCAACGCCGGAGACCGTTTTGACCGTTCCATCGACGCTGATTTTCATCGCGCCATCGGTCACGGTTGTGAAATTGGTCATCGCCTGCTGCGCAGTATTCAGGATTGCCCCGCGCAACGCGGCGGCAGTGTCCACTTTCACCCAACGGCCAACGTACAGATCGATTGGCTGCGGACGCTGCCAGTAGTAAACCTGAGCGGCTAACGCCTCAGGCGCCTGGATGCCGAAGTCAGATTGCACGCCGGTAATGTCGGAATAGGCGCGCATCCGCTCGCTGGCGTCAATCACCGGCGATGCCCCGATAATCAGCAACGAACCAAAGTTTCGAGCCTGCGCCGCGCGCAAGGCCATATTAATCGCAACGCCGACGACGTTACGAACAGGTAACCCCTGCTGAGCCATAATTATTCTCCGAAGAATTTTACCGTTGCCTCTGCGATCGGCTTGATGCCGTATTCGCGAACAACTTTGCGACGCAGGCGCACGGTGATGTCATACCGGCGCACCCACTGGTTATTGATGAGTTCAGGGAAAGGAATGATGTCGCCAATAGATCCCAGCGACAGGCCGACGGCGATCAACTGATCGTTGTTTTGTGACAGCGTCAAGCCATCACGGAAAGTTGTCGCGATACGCTGGCTGTGCGGCCCGTAGAACGACGCCAGGCACTCGGTCACCTCGTGGCGCCACAATTCCGCACTGTCGTCGCTCTGCCGCGTAAACGCTGGATTATCATCACCGATAAAGCCGGAGATCCCCACGGCGCACCAGTCCACATCAGGCGGCATCAATGGTGGCTGTGTGGGTGTCCAGCGCGGCCGCACGTTGCCCGGCGGCAGCCCGGTTATACCGAGCACCCAACGATTTAGCGCACGTTCGAGCGCCTCATCATAATCAGGGCCGGGCGAAATTGGCGTCAGGTAACCGGCCTGCGTGCTGGTGTTATTGCTCAACGGGGATCCCTCCATCGAACGGCAGCAGCTCACAATGCGCCTGAACGAATCCCGCGCCGTAGGCCGTGTAAGGGTCGACAAAGGTCACACGGTAATCACGGTTCTGATAGGTCACGATGTCCGCGTCGCGCGCCGTCTGCCCAGCGGTGAGCCGCTCAGTGGTCACAACCAGAATTGCGCCGGTGACCACTTGCCCCGCTATCATGCGCCGCGCTTCAAGCGACCGATCGACGGTAACCACTCCGGCAAACGGCATTTTAACCGGCGCGTTGGTGGCGAAGCCGTCATCGTCGACGGTCTGCTGGTTGCGGGTGACAATCAGGGAGGTGTCGCAAAAATCGGGATCGAAAAGCACGTCTGTAACGTCAAGAATTGGCATTTTTATCCCTCACGAGGTAGGTCATCGCGCGCCGGTATTGCCCCTCATCGATCAGGGGGCGAGCGTTGGCGTTGTCCGGCGCGTTGCCGGCGGCCAGGCTCTGCAATTCTTTAGCCGCACCTTTGCGCCCGCGGCGCGCCCGGGCTTTTAGCGTTGCTGGCGACAGCGGCGTAAAATCGGCGCTGGTCATGTAGCTTTTAACCGCCTGGCTCGCGATCGTGCCGGCCGACTCCAGCGCCGCAGTAGCAGCGCCGGTGCGACCATCAAACACCGCTTGCGCCGCAGCCTTCATTTTGGCGGTGGTCTCGGCATGCACCGATTTCACTCCGGGCTGAAGGTGCGGGCGCGGCGGGATGTTCTGCGCTGGCGATCCGTACTCGTTGATGTAGCCGATCTGTGCGTTGCCTATCCCGGGCTTTTCACCGTCTTCCGGTTGCCGGTCGGATGCCGCCTCAGGAATGCCGACCAGCACGTCGCGGCGCGCGATTTCATTCAGCGCAGAAAAAACGGCCTGCGACCGATCGGCCCGCACCTTCAACCCACTTTTCATAGCTGCCGCCCTCCCATGCCGAACATCTGGATCAGCTGCCAGAATTCGGCGCCATAGCGGGTGTTGTTCCAGAAGCCCGCGTCCGGGTTCATCGTGGCGCTGCTGTCATAGCTCACACTGACTTTGTCGACCGATTTCGACGACACAACGCCGCTATTCGCCCCGCCACCACCACCGATCGCCGCCGCCCGGTTATCCGCCGCCTGGAGCGCCATGTAATGCGCGACAAAAAGCTCGGCCAGGTACGGGAATACCTCGCCGAAATTGTTTTCATCGAGCAGTTGGTCAGCCAGATTTAAGCGGAATTGAATTTGAGCGTTGGGAAAGGTGACGGCGTTGCCGAACTGTGGGAAATCTTCGCGGAATTTATCGACGGTCGGCAGATGGTTATTTTTTGCCACCTTTCGCGCCCTCAGTCAGCGCCGCCGCCAGCTGCTTCTGCAGGTCGGCGATCGTGTCATCGCATTTGCCGATAGTGGCGACGTGCTCGGCGATGATCTGATCGCGTTCGTCACGTTCCGTCGTCAGGTCGGCTACTTTGCTTTTTTCCTCCGCCAGCTGCTTCTGCAGGTCGGCGATCTGCGCCAGCACCTCCGCTGGCGCGCCGGCATTATCAGTTTTGCCGCCGTCGATAACTTCCGCATGCTCCAGGGTGAACCAGTTCTCGGCTACCTCTGGCGCCACCAAATGCAGGCCAGCGGAGAATTTTTCCACCTCGTAATTCGGGTGCGTGAAAGTGAACGGCGTATGCACGCGGATTTTTACCAGTGATTGCTTCATGTGCTTTTCCTATAAGCCCCTTGCGGGGCTGTATTTAGATACCGTCGACGTATGCCAGGGTTTCGCGATATGGAGACTCCACCGCGCCCAGACGGCCGTAGTAGGTGGTCAGTTGGTACATCCCGCGATACTGGATCGGGACGTTCTGCAGCGGAACCATTGGGAAACGCACAAACTTTTTGCTGTTGGTGTAGGCCACCATTCGATCCTTGCCGCCCGCACCGGCGCCTTTAAGCCATTTCACCGCACGAATATTCAGCGGGACGCCGTTCTGGTGGTAGGCGATGGTGTTGGTCTGCAGGTAGGTCAGCAGCGACTGGTTGCCGGCGGACGAAACGATAATGCTCGACAGCAGCGCGAATTGCTCAGGCGGCAGCAACAGATCACGCGGAACGATCGTATAGCCGGAGTTGGCCCAGGCGGCCGACAGTACGGAGTTGATCGACTGACGAATTTCGTCAGCGGTTGAGGCCGTCCAAACTTTCGGGGCGTTGGTGGTCAACACGCCGTTGTAGTTCACCAGGCCTTTTACGCCAATCAGCGAATCGCCGCGGTAAACCTGCTCGTCGGTATCCATGTTCCACTTCAGCTGCATGCCTTCGAATTTCTGGGCATCAACCGGGCGGCCGACCTGCTGCGCGGCAGCCAGCTCAACAACAGTCCAGCCAAGTTCCATCCCCCACAGGGTCAGCGGGAAACCGGTTTTGTTGATGTCGAGATTAACGGTCGCGATCTCGGTAGAGTTCTTGCCGATCCAGTTTTTGCCGTTCGGGTTTGGCGTACCGGAGGCAGCAAGCTCGGTGTTGGTAAAGCTGGAAATGTCGTCAGCGATCGACACGTCCTCGCGCAGCTCAATATCGCGGCTCCACGTATAGCCCACCAGCGGCATATTCAGTTCTTGGTCGAGCCGTTCCAGCTCGCCGATCAGAAATACGCCGGTGCTGTCTACGGTCGCCTGGTCAAAGGTATGAAGTGACATAATCAGCGATTTCCTTAAATGTTGTATTCGATTTCGACGTTGCCAGCAGCATCACCGGGACCGGTGAAAAATGCGGTCGGCAGGACGACGGTTTCATCAGCCACGGCTGCGGCCACTGGCGCGCCAAGCGGGCTTGTCGCACTCGGGTTGGCGATGCGGATATTCACCGGCGCGCGCGGTGTGATGCCGGACGCGTCAACGCCGACATTCACGGTCATGTAGCCGCGGCGCAGGCGGTCGCCGGTGAGGTTTTTATCGGTGCCCACCTGGCGGACCAGATCAGGCGTCGAGGTGGTTGGGTACGGGCGAATGTAGAAGCCCAGGATCACGCCGACGGCGTCGCCGGCTTCCAGCGGCACGAAATAGCCGCCTACGTCTTTACCCGCCAGGCCGTAAGCGCCGAACGCTTTGGCGTTATTCAGCGCGACAGGCTCTGCAGTGAGGTGATGGGGGCGTGAAACAGCCCCGGCGATGCCCGCAGGCATCCGGTACGTGTAAGCAGTCATCGGCTTTTACCTTATTTTTTCCAGTATTCGGCGAAGGCTTTATTCAGCGCTGCCGGTGAGTTGCGGTTTTGATGGTCGAAGGTGCGCAGCTGGGCTGCGGGCTGGTTGGCACGCTTGGCGATTTCGCTGGCCGCGGTAAATGCGGCATCCAGCGACGCTTTCGGCATGGATTTAAAATCTGGCTTGTCGCCGACCAACGGGACAAGGATCTGTGCGCCTTTTTGCGTGCGGAATGCAGCATCGAGCACTTCGCGTTTAAAGGTCGCCAGCTTTCCACCCTCAGGCAGTTTGATCCCCGGAACCAGCAATTCAGCCCTGGCGATCACCGCCTGCTGATAGCCGGCGTCGGTGGTCGCCTTTTTCTTTTCCTCTTCGTCGTCATCGTCGCCGGGTTCGCCATCGTTCGTGCCGCCGCCTTCCAATTTATCCAGGCGCGCGAGAATGGCTTGCGCCCAGGCTGGCACGTCCTCCTCGCCATCTTTAGTAATACCCGGGCCGCCGCCCATCTCCGGATCCTTATCCGGGAGTGGGTATTGCGGGCTGATGTTGATGTTGATGGCCTTCGGCAAATCGCCCCCGCCCTCGCCATCATCGGTGGTGAGTTCGGCCGGCGCATTACTCATGGCCTCTTCGATCGCCGCGTTGTCTTTGGTTTTCAGCGCGCGGCGCAGCGAATCAAACCACGTTTTTTTAGTTGCCATTGTTCTGCTATCTCCAATTGAACAGCGGATTCCCGCGCGGCCGGCAGGAACCAGCGCGACATGATTGCCGACAATGTCGTATTGCTCGGCTTTTCCCGGGGCCGTCTGCCGATATTCGGCGTCGTACCCGCAGGAGATTTGATCCACGCCCTGATAAATCGCCTGGATGGCCTCGCTGCTTTTCACAACGAGATCCGCCAGCAACAAATCCGACTGTTCGCCGGCGCCGCGGCGGATATTGGTCGCGTGGCCGTGGGCGTTTTCCCGCCAGTTCGACGGGTTGACCATTTGCTCAGGGTGTAAAACGGTGAACGTCATCCCCTCGAATGAGGCGATCGTCTCTGGGCGGAAAACTTCTTCGGGGGAGCGATAAACGGAAATTTCACCATCGCTGTCAGGTTCGATCTCATCGAGTTCTGCGGCGTTGTAGACCTGCCAGCCAACCCGCGCGATCGGTACGGCTTCGCACAATAGGGAGCCGTCGGCTAACTCGTAACGGGTGTTACCTAGCCGGGTATTAAAGAAATATTTCATGGGTTATTTTTCCGGGATGACAACTTCGCAGTAACAGCGGCAGTTAGGCAGCGCGCCGGCGTGGCCGGTCATGCCGTCAAGCGTCGGCGGGTCACCCCAGCGGACGAATTTGCCTTCCATTTTGGCGTGAGAGTGCCTGACGTCGCCGTCGTGTGCCGTTCGCCAGATGTAACCCTCGGAGCCAATAGCGGTCGCCCGGGCTTGCGTCAGCGCCTGCGTGGCGCGGCCTATTTCCGTCCTGGCGATCAGCTTCGCGCGTGACCAGGCAACATCGCCGCTTCGGAAAATTTCAGCGGCAAAATCTTTGCTGCGCTCGCCGCTGATCATCGCCTCAATGGCTCGGACGTGGATCCCGCTCACCCGGTCAGCAGCATGCAGCGGCAGCGATTTCATCAGCTTGATGTTTTCCTCAACGATATTGCGCGCCACCTGGCCAACTGAGGTGCTCTCCATCTGAAAACGCAGCCCAGCAGAAATTTCCTGCGAGATCTGGCGCCACTGCGTCGCCTCTCGGCGCGCGACGGCATCAAACATTTTCAGGGCAACGGATTCCGCCCAAGGGGCGATCAGTTCGGAGTAACGGGTCAGGCGGGTGTTGATGAGGATGACGGAATTATCGGAACCATCGTAAGAAGTTGAGACGATGTCCCCGACCACCTGCGCTATCTTTCGTAGCTGCGTTGCGTACTGGCGCTGTAGCCCCTTCGGCGTCTGGGTCGAGATCGTTGCCCTCGAACGCCGGCGGGTCGATGTCCTGCGCATTTTCGATGTCCTCGTCGGTGATGGTTGAACCCACGCCCGTGATCCGTGACGATTCCTTCAACTGCTGCGCGCCGGCTTTTGGCGTCATCAGCCCGGCGTCGACGGCTTTCACCACCGCATCAACCGTGTTCACGGCCACGCCTGCGCGATCGGGTTCACTCATCTGCCACAGCGGATTAAATTCGAAGGCAAAATCGTCGGGAAGTGGCCTGCTGAACAGCGACATGTGCAACACCTGCATGACTTTATGCAGCGGGCGGCGCAGCCGGCGCTCCTGCTGTGTGCTGACGTTGTCGTAGTAGTTGGAGAGGTCGGTTTCACCGGTCGAGAATCCGGCCGGTGACTGGCCGAACAGGCGCACCAGTGGAATTCCTACCGCGCCAGCGACCTGCTGGCCGAACTGCGCCAGAACGTCGGACAGGCCGGCGAACGTGTAGCTGTGGGTCGCGAATTCGTCCTCCGCATCCATGACCGTCATCCCTTCGATACTTTGGTACTGACGGATCATGTCCATGTGGGCCATCAACCCTTTGTAGGCCGCGGTGTTCTGCCCCATGCCAAGCACTGAGCGCAGACCTTTTATCGAATAGGTTCGCAGGTGCGCCTTGTAGACCAGTTGCGCGGCGCCGGTGGTGGCGCTATCGAATGCCATCAGACGATCGAAGATTCTCTCAACCACCGATTGCCCCCAATCGTTCTCGGTCAGCATCTGCTGGTAAGGCAACGTGACGCCATCGAAACGAATGATTCGGCTGTAGTGGATTTTCCACGGGGGGATCCCGGTGGCTGTCGTCACCACCTGATAAAATTTTGGTGTGCCGAAATCCGGCCCCATTTCGGTGACGCGGTCTTGCGTGGTCGGGGTAACCATCCAACGATCGAGGACCATCACGCCGCGGAACGCGCCCGGGCCGACCGTTTCCATGCGCAACGGCGAGCTCATGTCCTGCCCGTCAATCATGATGACGCCGATCGCGCCGCCATAGAGTCGGCCCCACTTAATCGTGTCGTTCAGGCGATCCCAGAGCGCCAATTCCTCCCAGGCGTTATCCAGCTTGGATTTTTCTTCAGGCTTCAAACCGCCAGTGATCGTGATGCCCTTGCGGGTCATGTCATCAGCGACGGCATCCACGGCCACACCCACCAGCCAGGAGCTGCGATAGGCGTTCTCGATCTGCAGGCGGTTGCGGCTGGTCCAGTTCGGCTGATAGGTGCCGTCGCTGCTCATATTGGGCGTGCGAAGCCCCAGGCGCGCCGTGAAGTTCTGGTAACTGTCCCGGAACCACGCGCGCACCCCGTCTTTTTTTTGGCTCATGCGTCTTGTCTACCCAATTGCGCCCAAGTGCCGAGGCCGTCGGAGCTGGTGATATAACCGTCCAGCGAGTAGCGCACCGCATCCCAGCAGTGGTTGTGTTTGTCGAGGACGATCGGTAACACCTCACCCGTGAGGCGGTCTGTTTTGTAGGAATAAAGCCGGGCCTCGTCGATCATGTGCTTGCAGCGCTCATGAATGACGATTTCTTCGAAGCCGCGGAGGTAGGTGATCCCGTCCTCAACGCTGCCGGCCCATTTCGTGGCGCCGTCGATGTTGAAGCCCTGCCGCGCCATGTAGCTGATCGTTTCGGGGCGGCTGCAGTCGCCATGAATCGGCCATTTGCGAGCCTCGGGGATCGAATCGTAAAACTGCGGCATTTCGTCAAGCTCAACGCCGACGCCGTAGGCTTCGTATTCGATGTAGAGTTTTCGCCCGATGATGAAGCAGCGGATCAGCGTGGAAGGGTCTTGCGAGAAGCCGAAGTCGGCGCCATAGAAAAGCCGGTCGGCTTGCAGATAGAGATCGTCAGGAAATGCCTCAACGCGGTATTTCCCGGAGAAAATAACCGCCTCGCTGAGCGCCTTCGGCAGCCCTAACCAGATGTGCTCATAGGCTTCATAGTCAACGCGTTTGCAATACTCCATTTCCTGCCGGAGCACGTCAGGGAAAAACGCGTTGTCGGGATAATTGACCTGGCGAATGATGACGCCGCCGTCCGGTGGATCGACCTCGTGGCGCTTCATCAGGGTGTAGGTCGGGTCGGTGGCTTCCCGCGGGTTGTACGAAACCCAGACCTCGGAATTATTAGCGCGCACCGTCGGGCCGAGAACGTCCCAGCTATCCTGGGAAACGGTCTGCGCTTCCTCCACCCAACAAATTTTGATGCCGAACATCGATTTGATGGATTGCAGGTTGGTGCGCAGCCCTTTGAACGTGAAGCGAGTGCCGTTGCGCCCGGTGATCTCGTTATTTTTTACGGTGTAGAAATGGTTGAGGCCCAGGGCATAAATTTCGGCCTCCAGCAGCGCCAGCACAGAATCGCTGATTGAGTTCTGGAATTCGCGGGCGCAGAGAATGATCATCGAATCGATAGCACCAAGAATAACCAGCGAGCGCGCAATCTCTACCGATTTACCACCGCCGCGGCCGCCGTAGGTCCAGCGCCAACGCACGGAACCGATCGGGGCGTCGTACAGGACATCTGTCGCCCAGTCACTGCTGAATGCGTACAGAACGCCGTCAATTATGACTGGGCCGTCGGCTTTCCCTCGCGCAGCTTTTCCATGTGAGCAGCCCACACGTCCGCCGGGCAGTTTGCCGGGGTCACGATGCAAACTTTGCCGTAGCTCAAGCCGGCCAGATCGACATTCACCTCGGTTTTATTCGTGCTCATGTCGATTCCGGTCAGCTGCGCGGCGTTCTTCACGTTCGGCGCGACCTGACCAAATTTTTTATTCGCCAGCGCCAACTGCGCAGATTTATACGACAGCTCCGCCAGGTGGCCGGCGTTGAAGGAAACCAACAGCGCGGCGTTATTGCGCAGCTCCTGCACACGGGCTTTTACGTCCGGCCGGCTCATCAGGATTGAGGCTTGCGATTCGGCATTCGTCGGCGCGTAGCCTGCGCAAATCGCGGCCTCTTTCTGCGGAATGCCTTGCGCAATGTTCTGCGCAAATTGTTCATGCTGTGGTTTTAAAAGGCTTGGGCTTTCTTTGCCCTTCCCCTCCTCATCGCCACCAGCAGCTGAAACGCCGGGCGTAACGGGCGCGGGATTTTCGGGAATTTGCGCATCTTGCGCACTGCGCATTTTTTTCTGCGCTTTTTTCTCTTTCCCTTGCGCAGGGATTTTTATATGCCGGCGTGCGGTGGCGTAGTTGTAGCCGTTAGCCTCACACCATTCTTTCGGGGAGATTTTGGTTTTGGCGTATTCGGCGAGGAACAGCTTTTGAATGGCTCCCCAATCCTGTTTTGCCATAACGTTCTCCGTGAATAAAAAAAGCCACGGGCAACCATGATCTGAGTGATCGGTGGGTGTCACCTGTGGCTTTGCTTGCGCATTACGCAGCACCTGGTTAGATGCTCTGTGATGGGCAATAAAAAACCGCCCGGAGGCGGTTTATTTATTTCTTTTCTATCGCGCTTTGAATTGCATCTGCAAGGTCACTGATTTCACTAGCGACAGCCTTCAAATCAGCTGCCACTTTTGATTGAGTTCCGGCTCCGACTGAACCCACAGAGGCTTTTGCGATCTCTAATGCAGCTTGAACCGCTAATACCCGTTCACGATCTTCAGCTGTCTTGATTGTGTAACCTTCTAACATAGCAATCTCCTTTTGGAATACCTACCACGGCGGCAGGTAACAATATGTAAATGGGGATCACTATGAAAATAACAAGGCATCGCTTAATACCGTCTCTCCGGCTGTCACACCGTTTCTTCTACCACGGCTGATGTTTCCGCTATGACCGCCCCCTAGCTCGCGGGGTATTAACCGTTTTTGATTTCTCCCGCCCGCTCGCCGTGAGGAGCCCGGGTCGTGGCTAAGGCCGGAGAACGGCGACGGCTCGGCGCTTTGGGTGCACTATTCTTTTTTGCGGCGCAGCAGCTGGCGCACGAAGATGATCACCAGCATCAGACCGAATACCGTTCCCCAGCTAATTGGCACGATGGACGTCCAGCCGGCGGATGACGCCAACAGATTCCACGCGGCCAGCATGCCCCAGGAGAACAACAAGCCCAGACCGATCACAATGGCAATCGCGCCGCCGCCCACCAGCAGGACAGCCAGCACGTCAGTATCATTTTTTTTCACTCGTCTTCTCCAGTAGGCCGGCCCGCCAGGCATTCAGCGTGGCAATTCTGCCGGCACAAATTTTCAGTGAGGTTTGTAGTGCCAGCGTATAGCTGACGGCGTCGCCCCATGTGTCGCCAGCCATTTCTGGCTGCTCACATAGAGTGAATACGGATTCAGGGGGGAGGAGGATTAACGGCGCCGGGGGCTGTGCCGGTGGCCGGGCGCAAGAGCTCAAGCACAGCGGCAGGCAGAGGCTGACCAGCGCAGGGATCGTTTTTAATCGCTTCACGGTATTTCCTTTGGGCGGTGTCGTGCTGCTGACGCAGCAGCTGCTCGCGTTGTTGCTGCGCCGCCATCAGCGCGCGATTCTGCGCATCTTGCGTCTGCAGCGTAGCTATCAGCCCGGCCTGCTGTGCCAGCGTCTTCTGCTGTTCTGCGGCCTGCTGGCGTGCCAGCTGCAACTGGTGCGACAGCAGCGAGCTGTAACCGCCAAGGCAGATAGCCACCAGCAACAGAAGCGCCAGGCTGCCGCCGGCGATCTTGCTCATCCAGCCGTTCATTATTGGCCCCAGGTGCAGACGGTGGTTTCGACTTCACGCCGGGTTATCAGCCCTTTCCATTCTTTGCCGCCGGCATACTTCCAGCGCTTCAGTTCACCGCACGCGCCGGCCGGGTCGCCGGCATTCAATTTTTTCAGCATCGTGGAGCCGATAAAGGCATAAGGCCCGACGTTGTAGGAAAATGAGTAGATGGCGGCGCGCTGGGTTTCGGTGGTTCTCACCTTGATAGCCGGATCGACAATCCGTGCGACTTTCTGCAAGTCAGATTTCAACAGCACATCGCATTCTGCGTCGCTGTATCGCTTGCCGAGGATAATATCGGCGCCGGTATGTCCATCGCAGACCGTCAGAACGCCGACAACGTCGCGATAGGCCACATACCGCCGGCCCTCTAACCCATCGTGGCCGCCGAGCATTGCAGTGGCGATCGCAATCGCCCCGCCGCCACCGGTTATGGCAGCGACGATTTTATTTCTCAGGCTGGAATTCATCAGATTTCTCTCGGAACTTTTTGGCCCAATTCTGCGACGATTGTCGCGGTGGCTGATGGGTTGGCGCTGTTGGTCTTGCTCAAAATGTCGCGCAGGATCTGCGTTCGTTTCATCTGCTCTCGCCGATTGAGGCGGTAGGTCAATATGCCCAGGGCGATACTGACGGCCAGGCCAATGATGAAACCCCAGTCCTGCAGCGTTAACCCGGCGAAAAAGGCAGATATGCCCGCGAGCCAATAGGTAGCGTTCGAGTAGCTGTCGTTCATTTTCATGATCCCCACCTCCGCGGGCCGCGGCGGGCAGTGCAGAAATGAAAAAGCCCGGCGGCTGCCGGGCTAGATTGGATTAATGGGTGTGTTTACTTTTCTATTTTTTAATTTCGAGATACTTGTGGCAGGCGTTTATAAATTCATGGGTAGAGTAATTAAACGCATTCTTTCTCTCTATTGTTATCATCCCTGGGCTGAGATACGCACGCAGTTTATCTTGAGTTTTAATCAGCAACTGCATTATTTCAAAACCATCAGAGAGTGGTTCAATTAATAGGATTAGGTTATTCTTACTTCGTTCAGCTGCCTTTTCAGCCTCAGAAACCTCTGTTGGTACCTGCGGCTTCGCCCCTTCACTAAGCTTTAAATCACCATTAAATTTCCACGTCTCATATGCCGATGCAAGCAAAATCAAATTAGTTAGATGCTCAGCTGCCGCGCCTCTAAACAAACGGGAGAACTCGGCTTTTTCCTGTAACCTATTTTGATGATTAGCAAGCTTAAAGTTCTGGTGCATTGCGAGATACGCGATGACAGCAGGTATCAAGCCAGCAATCGCAGCACTCAATACTGTCTCCCAGGAAAAAGGGGTATCGACAACAATTTTAGGAATGCTCTTTAAGGCCAAAGAAAGAATTACATCTGAATTTTCTAAAGGATACGGAACCCCTTGCCACACCATGATGCTCTCCAAGGTAAATGGAAGCATCTTAGCAAAAAACCCGCACGATGGCGGGTTTCTTTTGAATTTGTCGCTGCGGATATAACTTCGCGAAGCTTATATCAATTTAATCAATTTCCGCGCAAAGTCAACGATAAAATCGCTCGCTATTCATCTCAAATGCATCACTCATCGGACGGTAAAGCATGAATTCGGCCGTTTTCACCCACACCGCGACGCGCGTCTCGCAGGTGCGCATACACCAATCAGGGCGGTAATCATGCAGGTCTGCGGCCATCTCCTTCAGGCTTTTTCCTTTCCCGATATAGCGCTGCTGAATGATAAATTTCAGTCCTGGGTAATCCAGCAGAACGGCCCCGATCACACGATCCATAATCGCCGCCTCCGAATCAGTGCAAAATGCCAGGCTGCTTTTTTGTTTTCCATCCAGAATGTCGAGCAAATACTGGCGCAATTCTTCTTGCTCACATCCCGCCTTTTTCAGCTGATTGAGCGCCTGGGTGATCGCCGCTTTTGTCACATTGTTGCTTGTCAGAAGTCGGTTAAACATGTTGCCGGCCCTGCCGAAACTTTCCATCCCTGACCACCGGCCCCACATTTTCAGCCGCCCTTGTATCCAAACGCGCTCCAATGCACGCAAATGCAGCTCTTTTCCGTCGCCTTTACCGATGTTGTCGGGGTAGATCATAGCTTTCCTTCCTTTCTCAAAATTTCTTGCGTGCGCATGACGCCTTCGGCGTGCATCAGTCGGGCGTCGTTGGCGTCGATAAGGCGCGTGCGTCGGTCTACTTCATCGTGGCAAGCGCTGCATGCCCACGCTGCCTGTGTGTCGTCTGGCTTTATTGCAGTGCCGCAGGTGCCAGCCAGCCGGTAATGTGCGGCGACGGTTGTTTCTGGGTTTCGGTTACAGATGCCGGGGATCCTGATTTGGCAATCACGGCCGCGGGCCTCGTCTGTCAGTTTGCTCATGCTGCATAATCCATAAGCTGAGCCGCGGCGTTCTCTGCCTCGGCGATGGTTGGGAAGGATTTGTTTAAGATGAAGGTCCACAGCACGTTAAGCGCTGCCTGGTACAGGTCGTTAAATTCGAGGTCGTCCATTTTTGCGAATGAGATCGATCGCGGCTCGCGCAGAGTCGAACCGTCGGGGAGTTCAAAAAGATCATAATGCCCCGCTTCGACGGTTACCCATCGGCGGAAAGCGTGGAAGGATTTTGCAATCGTCAGCCGTTCGGCGCGCTTCTCGGCCACCAGCTGCAGGTATTCGTCCGCCAGCGCATAGAACACGCCAGCATCGTCAACATGGCGCGCCAGGCGATTGATATACCCGCGGAGAAATTGGCGCTCAAACGTTGATACTGCGCCGCCAGTCGGGGTCCAGTATTCAAAACCGAGATTCAGGAGTGAGAAAAATTTGCGGTGCAGTCCGGGATTCCGGGCGCGCTTAAACTCGCCAGTGACAACCGCCCCCAGCTTGAGTTTGTTCGTGACGAAATCGACCGTGTCGGGCGTTGCCGGCACGAGGATCCCGCCTTGGGATTTGTAAAACGAATACTGCGCCATTTTCGTCTCCGTGGTGGCGCAGCAGGTGATCAGCTGTTCAGGCTGATGAGAGGATTATATCACTTTCTCCGGACGTCGTAGCCCATACGTCGGAGCAGCACAATCATGAGCTCAGTATCGGCGACGATCTGGCTCTCCTTCAGCGGTAAAACCGCAGTTATCGCCCCGTGGGTCATGTAAACCAACGCCCGACCATTCTCGGGCAAAATATGAGCAACATCTTGTTTTACATCCATTATATTTTTCTCCGACATTCTCGGATTCACTTCGTGTTTTAATTATTACACCAAAATACTGTATATATGAACAGTAATTTGTGCAGTATGCAGCAAAACAAAAACCCGCCGGAGCGGGTTTGAGAATTAATCGTAATTGCTTTGCTCTGGTTGGTCGCCAGCATCGTCAGCGAAGCAAACACCAACAATGGCCCAGAAACACAAGCCAACTACGCCGGCGCCAATGGCGAACAGAAACGCAAAGATAAGCCACCAGATCACCGCTCCGTCCCCCTATCCTTGTCAAGGCGACGAGCAGCTGAAATTACCCCATCAACCGGCAAACACTCATACTGCGCCGGGAGGGACTGCTGCCGAATATCTTCGAGGCAGTTGGAGCGATCGGGATATACCCACCCCTGCGGAACATAATCGCATGGCTGGTAGGTGTAGCAAACGAGCAGGAATAAACCGAACATCAGCAAGCCCTCCCACGCCCGCCAGCCAGCGCCTGATCAAACATTTTGTGCATGTGGCAAAACCGCAGTTCTACCGGGTTGAAGTGCCATAGCGTTTTGTCCAGCCTGGTTTTCTGCCCGGCTGGCCGGAAATTAACTTCCCCCAGCTCGTAGAAACGCTCATTCACGCCTATCAGGTGATAGCGCGCCTTGTTCCCCTGCCCGGTCCGGATCATGTTCACGTTTGGTGACCGGAGCATCGATTTCAGCCGAATGCAGATCTGCGATCGTGTCATGCTGTTCCCTGGGTGTTTTTCATGCGTTAGGGCGCTGATCTCTGCAGTGGAGAGATTTTTGCCCTGGATAAGTTCGACAAACTGCCGTGTTGTGATTCTGGTCATTGGTCATGCCTCGGTTATTTCACGTTGTTGTTACCCATGCTGGCGCGGATCCGTGCCAGCATTTCCATGCCCTTTCGCTGATAGTGTCCGTCCGTGTCAGCGACTTGTGCGTCGCCCGGCGGCCTGTTCTCCAACGCTTTCGTTTTTCGCACTGGCGGGATGGAGAATCCCATTTCCACCTGCTTTGCCCACTTCGCCAGCAGCCGGCCGGCCAGTGCGGCGAGTTCGTTGTGTCCCAGCTTGCGCTCTACGCCGGCGCGGCGGAGCTCCGGGCAAATCTGGAACAGCACCGGGTGGCGCCAGTCGAAACTATCTGCGCCGTCGAAACGCCAAGATTCGTTGCGCCAACGCCGGTATTCGGTCATGACGTCGTCCGCCGACAAGCCGAACGGGTTAGCCGTGCACTCGCCGACGATCGCGGTAAATTCCGCGAGGTCAGGCGGCCAGTGGTTACCGGCGCTGCAGCGCTCCATGCACCGGCGCGCGGCGTAGGCCAATTGGTCATCTGAGAATTTCGAAATCGTCTGGCCCCAGATCGTGGATGGTGCCACCCCGTTTTTGGTCACCCAGCGGTTGGCGTAAATCCCCGCCATCGTCTCCCAGAGGAGCCAAGCCCTGTCGCTCCCGTTCTGCGTTTCGTGCGGCCCTGACCTGCTGCTGAGCGGTAGCGGCTGCTGCGGTGTATCTGGTCGCATTTGAACCTCCTGCATGCTGCTTTCGTTTGGCCGCCGCCTGGCGCTCGTAGAGCACGCTGTCGGCGAATTTCTGCTCCCACTGCGTCTGGTTAAATACCCTGCCCTCGGCTTTCCAGTACGCCTGGAAGCTCGCCAGCTCCTGCGGGGTATATCCCGGCGCCGGGCCGTCGATAATTCGGCCCCACAACGCCGCCAATCGCTGGAAATCAACCGTCGGCGCCCAGTTGGCGCTCATCGGAAATTTTCCGCATGGGTTCTCGTCGTCTTGGTCTTCCCAGGGTGTCGGCCCTGTTCCCTGTCCATCTGGTGAAATTTCGCCCGCTCCCGATAGAGAGAGGGGTTTATCTTTTAGATCTTCTTCTTCCTCTACTTCTGGTAACGCTTTTTGATACGCATCTGTAACGCTCGCAGCGTTACTAATTGCGTTACCTTTTGCGTTACTCCCGCGTTTCAATTTCCTGGAATTTGCAACGCGATTATTCGTAAGTGCTCGTTTTTTCGATGAATTCCCGTTATGCCTTTCAAAGTTCGGAAAAACCAACGTCTCCCCATCGAGCGCCAGCCAGCCAACGCTGATCAGCGCATCTGCAAAACCGGAAACGAAAGTGATCCGATCAACTGCATTTTTTGTAACGCTCGCAGCGTTACACTTTGCGTTACCGTCAATGGTCTGTTGATCGGCCCACGCCCATAATCTGACCAACTTGCCTAACACGGCGTCCGGGTCCAGATTCAGGATTTCCGACAGCTGGAACACCTCCGGTTTATCCGGGGTTATCACTTCAACCTTGATCCAACTTGCCGCCATATGTGCCTCAACTTTCTGTAATCTGTAACGCCGACAGCGTTACGGTTTGCGTTTCTTAAAAGGTCAGTTTCGCGCCGTCGCGCGTGCTCCCTGCGGCGCTGGCTTCCCTTTCAAACGCTGGCAGTGCTTTGCAAAACTTCGCGCCCAGACCAACAGGTCGGGCAGTTTCATGTTCGGGTTGTGGCGCTGGTGCTGTACGGCAGCCGCCGCCGACGTCGTGGCAACCGCCTCGTCGAACCGTGCCTCGCGCAGCTGCGCGGTGATCTGCTTCTGCAGGAAATCGTCGTGATTAATGGTCATTGGTCATGCCTCGGTTAATGCAGTGCGCTGTAAGCTCGCCGCAGCTCGTAGAAGCTGCGCTCTGCCTCGTCGCACTCTCTTTCAAAATCTGCCGGTGATGCGTGCAGCAGCGCGGCGGCGATCGCCTCCTGGTGTTCCTTCAGCGCGCGGATTGCCAGGTATTCGATGCTGTTCCCCGCCACCAACCGGGCGCGCAGCACCGCCGGCAGCGCAGCAAGGATCGCCGGTTGCAGTTCTTGGATTTTCTGGCGGGCGCCAGCACTATCGCTGTCGAGCCAGCGAAAGATCTGCTGCTTGTTGTTGTGCCATGCAGCATCATCAACACTGCCGTCGGCGCGTTCGATCTGCGCCAGCTGCGGCGCCTGCATCTCTAACTTGAAGTAAGCACGGGTTATTTCCGCCGCGACCGTGCGCTGAGTGGCCTCCGTGGCCCATCCGCGCAGCGCGTCGCGGATCTGCTCGTGTTTGATTTCCATAAATCATGTCCTTAGGCTGCAGGCTTGGTATCCTGCTGTTCTGGCGGTAAACCGTCCGTTGGGTTGGGGTAAAGGTCGGGCCTTAACTCATGTGGCGTGACACCCGTTACGTTATAAATTTGGAGTACGCGATCTGCAGGGACTGCCCCTTTATAACGAGTTTTCCAACGGCTAACTGACATGGGCCTAATGCCTAATAGAGCAGCTAGGTTGGATGCTGTTCCTGCTATCTGAATTGCTTTAGTTAAACCACTCATAATTATCTCCGGTCTAAAAGTGAGATTATTAAGCCAAAGACTTAATTTTAAGTCAAGCCTTTGGCTGATTCAATTGTTTAAGCAAAAGGCTTATCATGCTGCAATGAAAGAAAAAAATTTTGCTGACTCAACTTTGTTTGAGCGCCTTACCGAACTCACCAAGCGCGGCTTCTCTAAGTCAGAGATGGCCAGGATCGCTGACGTCACTCCTCAGTCGGTTAATGGTTGGTTTAAAAAAGGAGTTATCAGCAAGAAATCTGCCATGGCAATTGCAGAAGCTGCTGGTGTGTCAGTTGCGTGGTTGCTTGGTGATAATGTCGAAGAAAGCAGCGGACTGAACCAAGGTGAAGTAGAGTTACTGAAGTTATACAGGCAGCTACCTGAAGTAGAACAAAAAAATATGTTGGCAGTATTCAGCGCTCGACTCAAAGAGCTTGATGACTACGTTGAAAAGTACTTGCGGGGCAGGAACAAGCCTACAGAGTAGCGCCCTAACAGAAAAACCGTAGGGTACTGAATCCCCAAACCGTCGTAGCTTACTAAAATCAAATATTATAATTTTTTTAAATACTTAATGCCCCGCCTTTAACATTTATGGAGAGCGTGTAAAATGACTACAGCAGCAAGTGAAGTCTCATTAGTCGGCGGAGAAACAATGAAATCTTATGCAATCTGGAACAATAAAGGTGGGGTTGGTAAAACCTATCTATCGTTCGCCATGGCAACAGAATATGCTAGGCAACACCCAGAGAAGCGTGTGATCTTCGCAGATATGTGTCCACAGGCTAACCTTTCTGAAGTACTTCTAGGTGGAAATGGTACAGGTGCTCAGCGCCTGGCAGACCTTATCGTGAAGAGAAATACCGTTGGTGGTTATTTTGACCGAAGAACTCGTAGCCCTCACATTATTACCGGAGCGGAAACTAGCTTTCTGATACCTGTTTCAGATGTCAACAGCCATATTCCTAAAAACGTTTTTTTGATCGCTGGTGATCCTAGCTTAGAAGTGCAAGCCCAGGTGATTAACCAACTTAGTAGCGTTAACCTGCCCGTGGATTCATGGAAAACAATTCACTTATGGCTACGTGACCTCTTAGTCGCTTGCGCACAGCAGTTAGGGATCGATGATACGGTTTGCTTTATCGACTGTAACCCAAGCTTCTCGGCCTACACAGAGCTATCTTTATTGGCAGCAAATGCGATTATAATCCCTTGTTCTAGCGATGGTTCTTCAGCAAGAGCAGTCGATAATTTAGGGCAGTTAGTTTATGGGGTTGGCGTTCAGAACGAATACCGTTCCGTAAATTTTTATGATAGATGCCGTCAATTTGGTCTCGCGGTTCCTGTCATTCACTCGCTTGTTTTCAATCGCTCCACCGAATACGACAAGCGCGCCAGTAAAGCATTTTCTGCCATGTTTGACGAAATATTAGCTCGAGCTCAAAATCTTAGAGGATTGAAACCTGCAGCTTTTCAAGGAGGGGAATTGAAAACTTTCACTGTCCCTGATAACCACTCAGTAGCGATTGTTTCATCGCATCTCGGTAGGCCACTTTTTGATATTAAGCCGGGTAGCTATCAGATTCATGATACAAACCCGCAAATCAACCCTGAGCCTCTCGAACGATACACGACGGCTATAGAAGATTTAGTCTCAAACCTCTAATTGTACAGTAACCCGGCCCTCGAGCCGGGTTTTTTTATCCCCTCGACCTAGCCGGCCACAATGCCGGCTTTTTTGCCTTTCACTTAAACCCACCTCTTCACCCACCAATATAAGCCTACAGCTTAAACAATATTTAAGCCTATAGCTTGACTTAAATCTAAGTCTTTGGCTTAATAGATTCCATCAAGCAGCAGCGAACAGGCAGGAAGCCCACGAAGTAGCCGCCCGGGGCGCATGAAGACCGGGATGATTCGCTAACGCAGCAGGTGAAAAACGTTCTGACAGCTGGAAAGACAGCACCGAGGCATGACCAACAGACCACACAGCAGAGGGCAACACGATGTTCACATCATACGAAGAGTATTTCGACAGTCTGGCGGAAGGCGAAGAGGCCATGTCAGAAGCAGAATTTAACGCAGCTCTCCAGTAACACTCACCGCGTCCTACGGGGCGCCACCGAGGCAATCATGAGCGACAGAGGTTTCTGGATTGTAATTGTCGTCGGCACCTGCGGCCTGTTCTGGACGGGAGTCATCGTAGCTGCACTGATTTTTAAAGGGGCATGGCAATGAGCAAGATCGTCCCAAACAGCGGTAAGGCCGTCAGCCTCCGCAACTCGCGCACCGGCGCGCCGTGGGTAGCATCGTTCGATTACATCCGCGGCCGCTACCGGTTCGAACCGGTCGGCAATCTACGGGCCATCAAGCGCCCTTTTGAATCCCTGCGGATCCCGCCGGAATTCGAGCCAGCCGGCACGCACTAAAGCACCACCTGAAACAGCAGTAAAAATGCCCGAATTAATGGGCAGGACCAAACTCGGCATGACCAAAGTCAGAACGGGGTGTTCTGACATAACCACAGAGGAATAAATGATGTCTAAGTCACTGAATGAAGTAGAAAAGCAGGTTCACGTTGCCGAAGTTGTTCACCACGGCGAAAAACTGACTATTCCTGTCGGTATGGGCGTTCAGGATGCGATCGATTTGCTGGAGCGCCGCCGTGATTACCTGAGCGAGAAAGTGATCATCCGCCGCGAATTTAACGTGTTCCCGTGGGACGGCGCAAACGCATTGGCACAGGCATTAACCAACCGTTTCGGCTGGGCAGCGGCCGAGTCAACGCCGGGCTTTTTTGGTAGCCAACCGCCAGCGATGATCAACATTGAAGTCGGGCCGAACCAAACCAAAGAAATTCCGTGGGGACGTTTCAGCCTGCCAGGCATCGATGGTTTCGTTCAGACTGATTCGGATCGAAAAGACGGCCGCATCTGCTTTGTGACAGCAGCAAAAATTCAGCGTAAGGACGAAAGCGTCATCAAAGAGCTGTTTGACGATATCGCCAACATCCTGAAACGTGGCTCCATCTATGCCGGTAAGGCCATCAAAATTCGCTTCCGCGATGACGACGGCGACCTGATCGAAATGCCAGAACCGAAGTTCTTGGACACGTCGTCCATTAGCCGCGACATGCTGGTTTATTCCCGTGAAGTGACCGAAGCGATCGAAACCAACCTCTTCACGCCGATCGAGCGCATTACCGACTGCATCGCGAACGACATTCCGGTAAAACGCGGCGTGCTGCTGGGCGGGCCATACGGCACCGGTAAAACGATGGCGGCGACCGTAGCTTCGCGTTTGGCAACCGACAACGGCGTCACCTATCTGTACGTGCCGCGCTCCGACGAGCTGGCTGACGCGATTGAGTTCGCAAAGCAGTATCAGGAAACGGCCTGCGTGATTTTCTGCGAAGACATCGACCGTGCTGTCAGCGGCGAGCGCTCCGTCGCTATGGATGACATTTTGAACATCCTCGACGGTATCGACACCAAGGCCAACAACATCATCACCGTGTTGACCACGAACCACCTGGAGAACATCAACCCTGCGATGCTCCGCCCGGGCCGACTGGACGCCATCATTAACGTGACGCCGCCGGATGCCGAAGCCGTTGAGCGCCTGATCCGCCTGTATGGCAAAGACACCATTTCGGCCGACGCAGATCTCCGCCCTGCTGCCGACCTGCTGGCCGGCACTATCCCGGCAGTGATCGCCGAAGTAGTGAAGCGCGCGAAGCTGGTGCAGCTCCAGCTGCAGGAGCCGGGAACCAAAGTCGAGAACGTGTCCGGTACTGCCGTTCTGCGTGCAGCCGAAACCATGCAGAGCCAGATTAAGCTGCTGGCGGAGCAATCCAAACCGAAGGCCAAAGAGCCAACATTCAATGAGGTGATGGGTCATGCCCTGTCCCATGCATTGAATGGTACCAAGGAGCAGCTCGGCACAATGAGCAAGCGCGTCGAAGAACTGCACGACCGCGTTGTGAATTAATCAGCCACACCAGGGAACGGCCATATTATGGCGCCGGAAACGTAACCGGCAACCCATTTAATTAACCTTATGAGGCATGACCATGAAATCACATTCAGTAAGCATCCATGTAAAAAGAATTCATGATGATATTTTTTCCATGACGACTGGCGGGGAAAATATGGGGTATTTGGTTATCAATGAGAAAAATGAAGACACACCAGTTTCTGTAGTTAAGCCTAATGGCGAAACTCTTGGTGAGTTTTGCTGTCAAGAGCACGCTACTAATGCTGCGTTAAAGTCTCATTTAAATCTCGGTGATAATTGCATCATGATCGATAACGATAATCCAATGGGGATGTTAGCAAAATTATTCCTTGCTTCAATTTTTAGCAACACAACCCGACATTAATTGCTGTGTGTAGTCTTCCCCGCCGTCTCTGGCGGGGCTTTTTGAAGTGTATTAACAAATGCATTTCACAAAGCCAACCAACTGGAGAAATAACATGTTCGGAATGTTCAAAAAGAAAGCCCGCAAAGCAGTTGTTGAAGTGAAAAAAATGGAAAACCGCGACGCAGTCGAGGCCACTGTCTGGGGCGCGTATTCCATCGCATATGCCGACGGCACCTGCGACGCCAAAGAGATCGCCGTACTGGAAAAAACCATCAGTGCACTCCCGGCCTTTGCGCCGTTTGCCGGTGAGATTGCCCAGATGAGCAGTAACATTCGCGCACGTTATGAGGCCTCGCCACGAAGCGCTAACGCGCAGGCTATGCGTGAACTGGCCGATGTTGCCGGCACGGCGGATGCCGTTGATGTGCTGTGCTTGTGCCTGGATATTGCCGACCAAGACGGGATCGGCGAAGAAGAAGAAGCGGCGCTGAAAAAGATCGCCCAAGCCCTGCAGTTGCCACTGGATCAATATGTCTGATGGACAAGCTGCGGTGGCTTGCAGTTATCGTCCTGTTATTTTTGGTTGTTGCCGTCGACTTTACCAGTCGAATTATGTCGATGTTGGCTGACGGTGTTTTAGTAATCGGCATTGTCGTCTTGATTTGGCCGATTATCTCCCAGAAGAAAACAGGTAATTAAATCAGGCCGGGAAACCGGCCGTATTGAAATGCGCCCGGCGTTTCCTCCACCTGGTGGCGGGCGTCAACTCGCAGGGCGTATTTCAACACCACCAAAGAGAGGGTTTATATAATGCAGACTTTCAACACTGAATTAGCGATTGAGGCTCAGAGCCAATATTGCAATGACAACCGCCTTCCTAATTTTTCGCCAATTGATGGGATTTGTTACCGTTGCAACAAAGATGTCTATGCTCCAGTTGAGAATAAACACGGCGACTTTGTTTCCGGAATTTCCGTAGAAAAGGCAGCGAGCACCCACATTATTGATTGCCCGCACTGCCGAATGAGTTATTGCGATTAGAAAGTAAAAAGGCCCGCACAAGGCGGGCCAGTCTACCGGCTTAACGTCCCGGTGACGGGCTGCCAGGGGACCAACCCTAACAGCCGAGGCATGACCAATGACCACATCGAGGATGCAGCACCGATCGGCCTGCATTCTACCTAAAACTCAGGAGAATTGCACAATGCAAAACGTCTACGCCTATCACTTAAAGGCAAAGCAAAAGTCAGGGAAACCCTCGCTTTTCATCTGGTTTGAAGCAAAGAACGATGCGCGGGCAAAGCGTGACCTCGAAAACCACATCGAGGACGCCGAGCTGGATCAATCCGCTTACTTCAAGCCGGTGCGCACCAATTACCCCGTTGTTGACGATCTGCCGCCAGAAGCGGCGTTCTGTGATACCTGGTGCCTGCGCTACAAACTGGACGATAACCTGTCGTGGCAGGTCATCCCTGCGGCTGAGCGCGAGCCGCATAAACCTGCAGGTGATGCTGGTACATCAGAAACCAGCAGCAGCCAAAAGCCACAGATAGATCAGACGACCAATGACGGCGGGGATCCAGCTCACGGGCAAGAGCCGCGAGCGTACTTCGCAAAAATGAGCGCTGACACGCGGGCTGTCGCCGTCATCCTGCACGGCTTCGAGGTGATCGATACCGTGTTGAGTAAATCGCAGATGACCAATGTCATCAACACCGCATTGAGCGGCGAATCCGCTTATATCGCCGATATGCTACAGGCTCTACGCCTGCCTGCCGTTTCCTGCATGGATCCCGAGCGCTTCGCGGCTTTCGTTGCCGGGGTCGCGCGTCGCTATGAAGAAACCGATCCTGAATCGACCTTCATCAATATCCGCAAATACGTTGAGCAGCTGCTGAAACCGGCCCCGGAGCCGGAAGCAGAAACGACGAAAACTGTACATAAGCGCGGCTATACCCAAACGCATGACGCCCTTGACCGTGAGATCGCCTGTGCGCTGTGGGTCGGTGATGTCGACTGCCAAAATATCGCCGGTGAGATCGATCGCTGGGCGCAGAAAAAAATAAAAAACGATGACGAAGACTTTAAGCGTTGGTCAATGGCGCTGCGCGCTGCCCCGAACATCCTAAAATACAGCCGTGAGACAATTTTCGGCGTGATCCGCAATGTTCCATCGTCTGATATGTACCACTTCCCCGCCACACTCCGTGGCTGGATTGAGAAATATTTGTCTGAGCATGGCGTTTATGAATTTGGCGCGGCGCCGGATGCCGTGCAGTTGGCTGCAGAGCCAGAGCCAGAGCCAGAGCCAGAGCCAGAGCCAGAGCCAGAGCCAGAGCCAGAGCCAGAGCCAGAGCTTGTCAGTTTAGGCGGTGGCCGCTTCGACGTGTCGAGCCTTTTTGAAGCCTCGCCGCTGGCTGCCGTGCAGGTTGACAATGAACCTTCCGACGACGCGCTGCAGCAGCAGATCCCAGCACCGACGCAGGCTGAAGCCTTAATTGACAGTGAAAAAGTGGAAGTAGCGCTGCAGCCGGAAAGTGAGCCTGCAGGAAGTCAACAGCCGGCGTATTTCGAGCCAGGCCGTTACGCTGATATTTCAAACACAGCCTATCACGCTGCGAACGGCATCAGCAGCACACAGGTGAAGGACGCGCGTATCAGCCTGATGTATTACCACGGGCGCCACGTCATCAAAACGATCGGCCGGGAACGCAGCGACGCGCTGACGTTCGGCTCGCTGGTGCACACGCTGGCGCTTGAGCCAGAGAATCTGGAGCGAGATTTCAACGTAGAGCCGATTATCCCGGACGGCGCCTTCACGAATACCGCCTCAATGCGCGCATTTATTGAACAGCACAACGATACGCTGCCGAAAATGGCGGATACGGACACTCTGCGCACCGTCATTGATGAACACAACGCGAAGCTGCCAACACCTTACGCGCTGGGCGGCAATGCGGACGAAATAGGCCGAATTTACTCCCTGCTGCCGCCGGAATTCCAGACCATTCCTGACGGCCAGAAATTCACCGCTACAGCCATGAAAGCCTGCATCAAAGAGTACAACAGCACGCTGCCTGAACCGCTTAAGGTCAGCGGTGGCCGCGATGCGCTACTCGAGCAGTTGGCAATCATCGATCCTGAGTTTGCTGCGCGTGAAGTTGCGATCCCGGCCCCGCTGTCGGTCAGCGGGACCAAGGAAGAAATGGCGGCGCGCATCAAAACGATTCTGCCAACAGCCATTTTTGCCGACGAACTGATCGATGCCTGGAAAAATTCCGACGACGGTCGCCAGCAGGTCACCCAGCAGCAAATGCAGCATGCCAAAGCCATTCAGCGTGCGCTGTTTACCCATCCTTCAGCGGGTCCGCTACTGCAGCATGAGCAGCGCGCGGTTGAAGCAAGTTATTTCGGCTTTGATGAGGAAACCGGCCTCGAGGTCCGCGTTCGCCCTGACCTTGAGATCGATCTTAACAGCGTGCGCGTAGGTGTGGATTTGAAATCAGTCAGCATGGGCCGCGTAAAGCAAGACGCGCTGCGCGCCAAGCTGCACCGGGAAATTATCGATCGGGACTACCACCTCAGCGCCGCCATGTATAGCGACATCGCCGCCTTTGACCAGTTCTTCTGGATTTTCGTCAACAAAGACGAGGGCTATCACTGGGTAGCTATCGTCGAGGCTTCTCCTGACCTGCTTGAGCTTGGCCGGCTTGAGTACAAAAAGGCGCTGCGAGACATCAAAAACGCATTCGACACCGACACCTGGCCGGCACCGATCACCGAAGAGATCGTCGACGACTTAAACGACTATGACCAGCGCCGCATGGAAGCGCTGCGCGTTGCGTAAGGGGAAAAAACATTATGAGCAATATCAGCATTCCTGAAGAAAAAGCGGCATCGGTCACTGACTCGAACATCGCGCTGTTCAACCCGCAATACCTGACCGCTATCAACCAATTTGCGCAGGTCATGGCGAGCGGTACAGCGACGATCCCCGCCCATCTGCGAGGGAACCCGGCCGACTGCATGGCGATCGCCATGCAGGCCGCCCAGTGGCAAATGAACCCCTTCGCGGTGGCTCAGAAAACGTTCATCGTGAGCGGCGTTCTCGGGTACGAGGCGCAACTGGTTAATGCGGTGATTTCCACCCGCGGGCCGCTGGTCGACCGCATCAACTATGACTGGTTCGGTCCATGGGAAAAGGTGATCGGCAAATTTGATATTCGCAAAGGGGATAAAGGGGAGTATCGCATTCCTGGCTGGCGACTGGCTGATGAAGAAGGGATCGGGATCCGCGTCTGGGCAACGCTGAGGGGGGAGGATAAACCGCGGGAGTTAGTGCTCATGCTGGCGCAGGCCCGCACCCGCAACTCTACGCTTTGGGCTGATGATCCGCGCCAACAACTGGCCTATCTGGCAGTGAAGCGCTGGGCGCGCCTGTACTGTCCTGAAGTGATTCTCGGCGTCTACACGATCGACGAGTTGGAAAAGACGGAAGAACGCGAAATTAACCCGCAGCGCGGCGCCTCGCGCGTCAGTGTGAGCCAGCTTGCGGACGGACCTGTCGCCGCACCTGTACAGCAGAGCGCCCCGCCTGTCGATACGGATGATATTGCCGGCGGCATTCGGACAGCTATCGATCAGGCAGAAACAACAGATCAAGCCTCAAATATCCGCGCACAGGTTGAAGAGTTACGTCAAAAGCTGGGGATCGCCGCTTACACCGAACTGAAAAACAAAGTGATTAAGCGCCACCGGCAGATCACCGCATGCGGCAGCATCAGCAGCCAGCTGAAAGACTGCCGGAGCGCCGATGAGTTCGCCGCGGTAGAGGCGCTGGTGCGACGGTCAGAGCGAGATCTAAGCGCTGATGACATGGAGCGTTTCCAGCTAGCGCTCGACGATATGCGCCCAGAGTTTCAGGGCTGATTTTGGAAAATCAACGCACAACGCCGGCCACGGCTAATATTGTGGCCGGTTGTGCTGAGTAGTGAGGCATGACCAATGGCTAAATGGATGACTCTCGAAGAATGGCGAGATGATAACTACACCGATAAAAAACCAAGCATCCAGACGCTCTGGCGCTGGGCGCGCAACGGAAACTTCTACCCGCCGGCGGAGAAGCACGGCAAGCAGTACCGGCTGACACCAGGGACTATTTACATCAACCCCAAGGACTTCAACCTGGGGAGAAAAATAAAGGAAGCGCAGAGCCCTAATCCCGCGAGGCTCGCGTTCATGGAGAAAGTGATCAATGGCACGGCGAAGGGAGGGTTATGACATGCGCTTACCGAAAAACCTAACATTCCGCCGAAACCGGAACGCGTTCTACTGGCGCAATCCAGTCACCAAAAAGGAGATCTCTCTCGGTCAGATTTCGCGACGCGAGGCTATCGCCCAGGCTATTGAAGCCAACCACTATATCGAACAAAATTACTCTCCCGTTCTGCTCCTGGAGAAAATTAAGGGCAGCCACGAATACACGCTGAACGCCTGGCTCGATCGGTATGATGTCCTATTCAAGCGGCGAGAACTGGCCGAGAACACATACAAAGTGCGCGCTGGCCAAATTGCCATTATCCGGGAACGCCTGGGCGACATGGTGCTGACAAAAATCACGACACGCCACATCGCCGAATTTCTCGAGTTTTGGATCGCCCAGAACAAAAAGACAATGGCCGCAACCATGCGATCGGTGCTGTCTGATATTTTCCGCGAGGCGATCGTGGAAGGTCACATCGAAAACAACCCTGTGACCCCTACCCGCGCGGCGAAAGCTGTCGTGATGCGCGAACGCCTGGAACTGAAGCAATACGGGCCGATTCGAGAGGCCGCGGAAACAATGCCGCCTTGGTTCTGCCTGGCGATGGATCTCGCTTTGGTCTCCGGCCAGCGCCGCGAGGATCTGACACAAATGCGCTTTAGCCATATCGTTGACGGACGCCTGCAGGTTGAACAAGGCAAGACGGGGGCTTTGCTCTCCCTCCCCCTTGATCTTGAACTGAAATGTATGGGCCTGCGGCTTGGCACCGTTATTGACCGATGCCGATTGGTCAGCACGACAGACTTCATGATCAGCGCCGGCATCAGGAAAAATAGCCCAGATGGTTCGATCCATCCCGACGGGTTAACGAAAAAATTTGTCGCCGCGCGGAAAGCATCAGGTTTGGAATTTCAAGAAAGCCCGCCGACGTTCCACGAGATCCGAAGCCTGTCCGGCCGCCTGTACGAAAAGCAGAACGACAAGGCATTTGCTCAAAAGCTGCTGGGGCATACAACGGAAATGATGACGCTGAAATATCTTAAAACGAGGGGGAAAGAGTACGTGATGCTGTAAAAGACCGAATATCAAAATTCGGACATATTTCGGACATTTTCGGACAAACGAAGATAAATCCTTTAAAATCAACAACTCAAAAAAAGACCGAATACGATTCCTATATTCGGTCTAGGGAAATGGCTCTTGGGAGAGAGCCGTGCGCTAAAAGTTGGCATTTAATGCAGGGCTTGTTCAGCCGTGCACTTTAAGAGTAGCCTACCGCGCCAGTTTTGCCAGCCGCCCGGCGGCCGCGTGATAGTTTCGTGACGAAATAACTATGCGGCAAATGCGCATCAATCCGCGCGCGCTGGGCAAGGCGTTGGCAAACAAGCGGTTAGTCAGCGCACAGCTTCTCGGCGCGTTCGATAAACGGCGCCAGGCTCATTTTTTTCCCCGGTTCGGCAGGGTCGTCCAGCAGGAGCACCTCCAGCGGCTGCGCACGCTGATGGCCCTTCTTCACCTGCTGCTCCGCTGCGTCGTTGAGCGGGTATTGCATCAGGGTGCTGTTATTCAGCACGAACAGCGCGCCGCCGCTGCGGCACTGCAGCGTCACTTCTTCCTTGGTGAACGCCCACTGTTTGCCGTATTCCAGTTTGGTGATGTTCACCAGTTTATCTGCCGCCAGCGCGCCGGTCGCGGTTGCCAGCAGCGTAATGCCGAGTAATACCGATTTCAT